TTGTAGTTGGCCTCCGTCAGGTTATAGGAGCCGTCCAGCACCACCCCGCAGAGCGCCCCCTTTTCGATTACATAAAGCTGTGTGGCGTTTTTAATCAGGGGGATATATTTCTTGCCGTTCTTCCGGCTGGCGGCTGTGTAGGCCGCCATAATGCCGTCATACGCCTTTTTCCCCAGCCAGGGCATATAAACGAGGATCCCCGTAGACGCTGCCGCACCGAAGGGGATCCCCAAGTGGGAGCAGATCCAGCTGGTGATAGCCTCCGGGGTTTCGTTGTCAAACACCCGGTTGATGTCGGACTTCGTGACATAGAACATAAGGTCGAAGGCGGTATAGGTCACCACATTTCCACTGCCGGACTTCTCAATGTCAAAGACCGGGCCGCTGAAGAGCAGCTTCCCGTCCTCCAGGAACTGCACCTGATCGCCCTCGTTGATATTCACCTTCGGGAGGAAGCGGTCACTGTCCTTGTTGGCCACCGTGAATACCAATTTCCGGGCCACCTGCTTGCTGTCACCGCTCCAGGTGACCTTCTCGATGACCTCAGCCAGCTGCTTTCCCCCGGCGTTCAGTTCATAGCTCATGGGATCACCAGCTTCTGGCCGGGCTTGATCAGGTTGGGGTTGCTCCCTATCGTCCCCTTGTTGGCCTCATAGATTTTCGTATATTGGGAGCCATCGCCATAATATTTCTTGGCAATGTTCCACAGACAGTCCCCAGACACCACGGTGTAGCTCTTTGGGGTAGTCTGCGTATTGGGACGGTTGTTCAGCCCGTTGGTATCACTCTGCTGCTGGGTCTCCACCTGCACCGCAGGGACATTCAAAAAGCGGTACTCGGACAACTCCAGGGTGTAATACACATCCTTATCGCCTTCCCGATGCTTCTTGGTCAGCTTGTCGATGCTCATGGCCAGGTTGAAGTCACAGTCGCTGATGATAACGCGGATGGGCTGTGTGCTGGTTTTCCAGTAGCCGGATATACTCCATCGGTTCCCGGTCAGCATAGCGGGCCAAAGGTGATGATGGAGACGGGAAAAAACTGGACAAGGAGCCTGTTACCAGGCCCCGATGTCCGATCAGGTTCACCTCACCGATATTCAGCAGGGTGATCTTCTGGTTGTTCTGTGTCTCGGAGAACTCAAACTCCGATGGATTGATGGGGAGATTGAACATCTCCTCATGGTTGTTGTAGCTCAATTCAATGATGCGCTGCTTCAAGCGGCCACCTCCTTATGCGGGCACCGGCACCATGTTCTTCACAGCCAGTACCACTTCCTTGGCGACCTTCTCGCCGATCTTATCAATGTCGGCCTCTTCCCGTACTACAATGGTGTCGGCCAGCTTTGCCAGGGTAACCTGGATGATTGACGCGGCTGAAGAGGAGCCTCCGCTCCTGCGGATCGGCGCATTAGCGGGGACAGGGGTGGCACTCTGCGCTGCTGTAGCTTCCCGCATCTTCTGCAAGCTGCTGGCCAGCTGCACGCTCTCCTTGTTGGGCAGGATCCGTGTCCCACGGGGCAGGTCGATCAGCTCTGGCCCTTGCTCACCCACCCAGGTGGGGCCACCGCGCCAGTTGTTGGTGCCTTCCGCATTGGAGCCTGTGTCGCCTCCGCCACCACCTCCGAACCCGAACAGGCCGCCGACCTTATCTGCAATCCAGCTTAGGCCGTTCCCGATACCCTCGACAATGGGCTTCACTTTGTCCCACACACTGCTGATGACACTGGCAATGCCATTAAAGACCGTTTG